CTTCTGAGTTGAAAATTTATTTAGATGAGAAGACTCTGTTTGAAACATCAGCCAAAGACCCAACTACATTGGAAGCCAAACGACTCTTTGAAGCAATCAAGGACATGCGCTTTCAATCAAACAAAGTGAGTGACCCCTTCTCGAAGAAGTTCGGTGAGGAAGTCATTGACACATTAATTGAGAATGAACGTTTGTTTGTCGCATTTGTGCATTATGCTTTGAGGTCACACACCAATGCTCTTCCTGATAAAATATGGGAATCAATGAATTTGAAACCTGATGACGTTACTCAAGGAGTAATGGGATTAGATTTAGAATTAGAAGACATTCCTCTGTACATCATAGAACATTATGGTGCAGAAGGCAAAGACACGAGTAGGGTCAAATCCAAATTCAAAGGCGCACTCAAAACGCTTGACAAACTCTACAACGAATCATATAACGAAGAGAAGTGGGATAATCTCGTTGAATTGGATATGCAGAAAAGTGATGATACAAAAAGCGACGATGAGAAAGCAGAAATAGATTTTGTCTTACCAAACAAGCCAATGTATCGAATCTTTGAATTAGACGACATGAAAGAACTTAAGGGATTCAGTGGAGAATGGTTGGTTCAAGAAAAATACGATGGAATGAGAATACAACTCCATAAGAAAAAGGATAATATCAAAATTTACTCATACAATCAAAAGGACATTACTGACAAATGTGAAAAACAAGTTGAGAGATTGAAACTCAAACAATTTGGAGATTGCATCTTAGATGGGGAATTGATGTTGTTTGATGGGAAGGAACCACTTCATCGAGCAGACACTATTGCACACGTTTTCAAGAATAAAAAAGGGGGAGAACTGAAAGCGCATGTGTTTGATATTATGTTCCATGATGGAAAAGATACCAAAGACGAAACTTTGCGTGAAAGGCATAACATACTTCTCTATCAATTCAGTCAACATTCCTCAGATGCGTTAGCATTCCCATCTAAGCAAGATACACGAATAGCAGATTCAATAAAGGAAGTTGGGGATTATGCGAAAGATATCATGGAACTTCCTGCTTCTGAGGGAGTGGTAATCAAGGACATAGAATCTACTTATCATACAGGTAAGAAGAAAAATCCTAAGTGGATTAAATGGAAAAAATTTGTAGATTTGGATGTAATTGTTTTAGACAAGAAAACCACCAAGAGTGGATTGAATTCATACACAATGGGTATCGGACCAGTTTCCGCAGAAACTGCTAGGAATTACAAAACAGTAGAGATGGAAGACAAAGCGTATCTATCAGTTGGTAAGGCACTTAACACGAAAGAGAAAGTAAAGATTGGTGATATTGTAAGGGTCAAAGTGGATGAAGTAAAAAAGGGTAAGAATGGATTTACTCTCTATTCAGCAAAAGTCATAGAAATTCCTGAAGTCACTGAATCTGATAATTTGGATACTCTTGAACAATTATCAACCAAAACCAAAAAGTCCTATATGCAGGATGCAGTAATTGGCATTAAGCAAACAATTAATCCATTCAGCATTACAAGTGGGTTAAAAGATAAAAATGAAACAAAAAAGTCTTATTTTATCACAGATAATATACATGGTACTGCTGAGATAATTCTTAAGTCTGATTTGAATGGTTTCACAATTTATGGGTTTGAAGGCGATTCACTCATGCAGAAAAATGCTCTCTATAATCTAGATATATGGAAAACTGAACTAGAACAATTATTGAAGACAAGGCGTTCTGAATTGCGTATTGCGATTAAGAATGAGATACTTGAGATATATGCTAACAAACCTACCGCGTTTGGTAAGATTGTTGACTTCGTTAAGAAAGAATTCCCTGAAACATATGAAGAGGTCTTTGATAATTCAGATGGTAGACTTATGACTTGGATGAAAAAACAAGAATCTCTACGATACCATCATCCTAACAAGTTTACAGCATTGGAAGATGTTTTAGAAAAGGACGTTGAGGAATTGAAGAAGGAATCTAAAATTGGAAAATTTAATCTTGCGTTAAGAGAAGATGGAAATTTAGATTTCATTATAGATGTTAATGATAAGCGTAACTTTTGGCATATTGATATTGAAGATGCAGAAGACATCTATGATTTATTCGGTAAATCTGAAAAGTTCCCTGCTGTTGTTGGTAAAACATTAGGTGAACATAGAAAAGAAATAGATTCAGGGAAATTAACTCTTGGTGTGCAAAAGAATGGTTACCATGAATACAAGTTAGAAGGAAATAAGTTTGAAACTCGCTTTCATGTGCGCGTAGTACCTATGAACGAAAAGAAAACTTGGATAGTGTGGACTGGAAAGAAGCAAGACATGCTAGACTTGAAAGATGATAGCAACTTATGGGATATTACTCAAGATAAACATGCAGAACTGGGTTTTCCAACAGAAAGTTCAACGTAAGTTAAATAGTAAGAGAAAAAGGTGAATGAAGTGTTAGTATCAGGAGAACTGTTGCTGAAGGCAGATTTGGAGAGAGAATTTACAATACTGAAGTCAGATGAACTGATAATAGGAGGATATGCATCAATAGAAATTGTAGACAAGCAAAATGACTTGATTACACTAGATGCATTAGATTTAGCAGTCAAACAATACATGGAAGAGCAGAAATATCGTAATGTAATGTCAAATCATTCAAATGTACAAGTTGGGGAGGTTGTCGAGAAATACCGAGATAATAACGGGGTCTTACACAAAACAGGTGTAGATGACGTTGGGTTCTATGTTGTAATCAAAATGCGAGATGACATAGAGAAGGCAAAGGAAATTTCAAGAGGCATCAGAAAAGGAACATTACGTTCATTCAGTATAGGAGGGCAAGCGATTTCAAAGAAACAGAAAACTTCTGATGATTTTGGAGAATACAACGAAATAGACAAGTTGGAATTACATGAAGTTACTATCTGTGAAAAAGGAATCAACCCGGAAGCAAAATTCGACATCTTAAAACAAGAGTCGGAGGTGAAAACAAAAATGAGTGAAAAACTGGAAAAAGCACTTGAGGAATTGAACGGCCTGATGAAACAGGTTGAGCAACTCAACAAGGAAGAAGAAGAAGAAGATGAGATGCTTGAGGAAATGGACAAATCTGAAGATGAGGACGATTTGGACGACGAAGAGAAGGCACTCGATGAGGACACCACAAGAGAATATGAGGCTGGTGAGGAAGTTGTTAGTGGCGGTAAGCCCAAGGCAACACCTGCTCCACTCTCAGTCTCTAAGGGTCTAGAGTCGAGTGATTTCACTACTCTTGACCTTAGCAACGAGAATGTGGAGAAGGCGTATGAAACCTACAAGGCAGAGCAATTGGAGAGAATGGCTTATAATAATCTAAGCAAGACCTTCGCTGCTCGTTTTGAGGGTGAAATCTCCGTTAAGAAAGCAGACGCAGAGAGGAGAGAGTACGATGCTCGCGCTGAGGTTGCTGACTTGAAGGAAGAGTTCGCTGACCTTCGCAAGTCTCTCTCTGAAAAGAACGAAAGCATTCGGAAGATTGAGGAAGTCGCATTTGAGTTCCCTAACGGATTCCCAACGTCAGTTGAGGCCGCAGGTGAACTTGCGTGGTCAGATATACACAACTTTGCGAGGGGTGAGTGAACATGGCAGGATACATCAAGACCATGAAGGACTTGGAAGCCTCAACCTACGGGTTAAGGGGCTTTGCAGGTGGAAACCCAATACTGAAGAGCGCAGGTGTTGTTGGAGGATTCGGAACTCCTCACGACGACGCATCAGGAAACCCATTTAGCGGCACTGCTGCTACTGGGCTAACTGACTTGTATGGTGTTCTCTACGGACAGAAGGTTTGGTCAATGCTGAATCAGGAAGTTAACGCACTTTCGATGATAGCAAAGCGACCTTACACCTCGTCTGGTTGGAGGGTGCTAAAGTCACGACCTCAAGGTGGTGCTAATGCAGCATTCTCACTTGGAGGTGGAGCCGCAGGTTCTACTTCACCCGCAGCAGATGACATAGGTGGCGTTCTTGAGAATGAGTCACTGGGTAACATCGTTGCACTGTCTCCTGAGTACACTAAACTGTACATCAGCCCGAAGACGATTGCTCACAAGTTTGAGTTCTCGGAACTAGGTATGGAGATGGCCGCCATCGATGATGGTGTAGGTGACATCCGGGCCATTGTTCGTGAGGACATGGGCAAGCACCACGCAGAGGTTCAGAACGTTATGTTGTTGACCCCTCTTGAGAGGTACGATGACACTGACACCGCAAACGTGAACATAGACAAGAACTACACTTCTTTGTACAAGATAGTGTCTTCGGCTGCTGAGATTGGGCAGATGTACTTGGATGACTTAGTGAACACAAATGCGACCACTGCCGGTACACCTGATGTAGACCCTGAATTATTGCGCATCTTCGGAGATGCGAGGGTAGCGACGGTTGGAGGAAGTCATAACAGTGAGACTATTACAGTTTCATCTTCCCCTACCTTCCTTGATGCGGAAATTGACTATGGTAGCGCGTATACAGTTGCAGGTTGCAGGGTCTTGACCCTTACTCTTCTGAACGACATGATTAGGAGACTACGACAGAACGGTGGTAACCCGAAGGTAATGCTAACTGGATACGATACCATCCAGCACATTTCTGACCTGCTACAATCGCAAGAGCGATTCATGGACAGGAAAGAAATCGTACCTACCCATAACGGGGTTAGGGGTCCGAAGGGTGCAGAAGTCGGTTTCCGTGTGGCAACATACTACGACATACCCATCATCCCCGCGAAGGACATGGGTTCTACAACCGAGTCTACTATCACCAACGGATTAAGTGACATCATGATTCTAGACACAGACCATCTGTGGCTGTCAGTGATGAAGCCTACCCAATACTTTGAGGACGGAATAACTAACGGTAACCCATTCGGAGTTGACAGGCTAGGTAACACTGGACTGTACCGAACGATGGGCGAGACTGCTTGTTCTTTCTTCCGAGGTCAAGGTAAGATTACGAACTTGAAGTCGGCTTGAGGTGGTTAAGTGGCTGTTGCAATAACACTACTTGCTGACCATAAAGGCATGACGACACCTAGAGTATCGGGAGATGAATACTTTGTTGATGCTCTCATCGACATGGATACATATGCTACCGGTGGTCTAACAGTGACTGCTGCAAGTCTAGGTTTGGCTAGAGTAACACAGGTTATGGTAACTGGACAAGATTCAGTCATAGCCTATGTGGTTGCTGAAACTGATGCTGCTGGTGCATATGCTGCTGGTGACTCGTTCAAGTTGAACACCATTATTGGTGCTTCAGGCGCAAACACTGAAGGCATCGCTGTGGACTATGGCTCGGTACGAGTTAGAGTTTACGGGCATCTTTGAGTAAAACATAAAGTAGTGGCCTTCCTCCTGATAAACTCAGGAGGAGGGTCATTACCCTCTAGTTAGGTGCTAACATGGCAAAATTGAGACTTAAATCACGAAGTTTACAACCCCTACTTCTCAAGAAGGGTGGCGAAGAATATGCCATTTCACACTTTGAAGACACTTACATGCCCCTTAGTTATGCTGTTAGTATTTTGGGCAGTGACGATATAGAAATTATTCTAGATGAGCAAGATGAAAAAGATTTGCTTAAATTGTCAAAATACAAACGAGAGCAATTAGTTCCTCACCATAAAGGCATAGAAAAAGACGATGATGGTAAATCTATGATTAAGAAACTCTTTCCTAAGAAGAAGCGAGTTTCTAAACCTAGAATATCCAAGCCCAAGCCCAAGCCCAAACCTAAACCTAAGCCTAAACCTCCGGTAGAAGAAAAAATGCCAAAGGATACTCCTAAGAAATCTTCAAAAGCAAAAGCGAATAATAAGAAAATAGAGGAATCAATATGACAGGTGGATGCGCAATTAGTAAGAGAATAACAAGTAGTGCAGTAATTACGCCCGGTGGTGTGACGGGCGCATACGGACAAGCAACTAAAACTAAACTGATAGCAGTGTATGCTACTAAGGAAGATGATAGTGCAACAAATACAGTCAAAATATGGGATAGTCATGATAATAATACGACAGCATCAGATGAAGTAATAAGAATTGAACTTCCTGCGACTGGTGCTAATCTTGAGTTTGATATGCATGGCGCGTTGCTTTCAGATGGAATATATGTTGAGATTTCAGGTTCAGGGTCATGTGGAATCACGGTTTGTTGGGCGTGAGAAAATATGCCGAGTTTATCAGTACGTTCTAGATTAGTGATGGTCATTCTATTCGTCGGTGGTGTAAGTGCCGCCAACGTATGGTTCTATGCCCAATATGGATATTCATTCCCATACGGAGCAGAAGCACATGCTACTTTGTTTGGTGTTAGCACAATGGGAGCAATATTGATTATGATGGTGATGATGGATTTATTCGCTGCGGATTACATTGAAGAGTTTCTATTGCGTAGGGCTATTGATGGTTATTGGGCTAGGAAGCAAAGGGAAGAAGACAACAAGCGAAGAGTTAGAGAATCTCTACGACAATTCCAACAGTCCTACAACATTCAACCCTATGGGGATACTAACTTACCAACCATCAAAAATGAACCTGAACCTGAAACGCTTAGTCCGAAGTTTTTGACAATAGACCAATGAGGGAGTGAGTTGTTTGGTTGGCGAAATTTTAATGGGATTCGATGAATCCACCTTAGCATATGACTTACAACGAGCGCACTCCGCAGACATTTGGTTTCTACGAGCAAGATTTTGGCTTTGGGGGATTATGGCTTGTGTCACAAGTTTCACTATAGGACAAGTTCTTGCTATCTTTGGAATAAACACAGTTTCAATTGTTTGGAACGGATTTACGGATTTACTAGGTAAACTGTGGTGATACTTTGTCAGTAATGGCGGGTTTCGCCATACTGTTTGTCGAGGGACTAAATAAGTTATATCAACGAATCCATGCTATTAATTTCGGAATCTATGGTGCTTCTCAAGTGGGTAAAACCACAATGAATCACCAACTTCGTACAAGGGGAGATGTCCCTGATATCAAAACTAGGACTGTAGGTACTCAACGTGCATCAAGGAAATTTATCAAAATAGACGGCGATGCTCATACTGTGAAAACTGCCGATATTGGGGGGCAGACAGTCTATTGGAATGATTGGGTGACTGATATGAGAACTCGTCATGTGAAATATATTATTTTCATGATTGATGATAGACACATGGACAAACATTTTGATATTGAACAACAATTATGTTGGACATTTCTTGTAGATACTATTTGTGCAAATGAATGGAACATTAACAGTAAGAGAAAGAGAAAGCGCGATTCTGATTTTCCTTTAGCCGTTGGAATATGGGCTAATAAATTTGACTTGTGGAAAGATAAATATGAACATGATGGCCCAATAGAACAACATCCTATTTTTGCAGCATTTAGAGATGGAATACAACGTTTGAATGATAAAGGCGTTCCTTGCTACAAATATATTGTTAGTGCTAAATCAGATTCAGAAATGGTTTACAGGGGAGTCCTAACGATGATAAGGGACTACTGACTCGGTGGTGTAGATGTCAATGCAATTTCAACCCCCAAGTTTAATTGGAGCAGCAACAACAAACATTGCAAGTTCTGCATTCATGGATAGATTCGGCCAAGCAAGGGCTGCTGGTTCTATCATGCAATATGAGTATAAAAATATTAAACCTAAGAAACAATTGCAAGAAATTATCAGGGTTATGTGGCCTGAGAAGAAAACATTTCTCAAAATCCCATACAAGTTCAAATACAATATTAAGGACAGATGTGTGATATGTGGAACTCATAAAATATGGGAAGCAAGCGATACTCTACGACCACCTTTACCACTTCATAAAGTTCGTAAAGGATATCCAATGAGAGGTACTTATTGTGAGAAACACGCTCAATTACATAGACAGTATGAGATGCTTGAGCAACAAATACTTGCAGAAGAACATGGGCTTTCATTTAGTGCATATGTTCCAAAGGTTTCATCTTTGAATCCTTTAGCAGTTGTAACTGGACCCTTAACCACATTAAAACAAAATGATATCATGTCATTATCAAGTGTAGGTTGGACAATTAAACCACCTGAAAGCGAAATAGAAAGCAAGGAAGAAGAATTATTTAGATTGGTCATTGAACAAGATTCAATTAACGAGAGAGTGAAAATGTTATTGACCGAAGGCACTAAGGTCACAACAGAACTCGTCGGAGAGGAGAGTGAACAGTAATGGTATGGGGAACAAGTAACAAAGCAATTTACAATGAATTACAAACAGGGCAACAAAGTCAATTCAAAGCCATGAATAATTTGTTGACTTTGCAAGAAAATCATGTTGAAGATTTCTTTCAATATCATGGTGAAGCATTTCTTGGAGCATTAGCACAATTAGTAACTGATGTTGTTGAGAAAGTCGTTAGCGATGTCCTTACAAATCTTGAATTTGTTTCTAGCAATAATGGCAATCTTGCCTTGTCTACAGATGCTACTAATAATTTGAATAATATTACACAAGCAAACATAGCATTAGATTTGCAAGCATTACTAGGTGCGGCAATTAATTCAGAAGTGGTTATGCAGCGAAGGATGGCTAAAACACAATATCTTGAATCACAAGGTTTTACTCTACCACAAGAACAACAGATGCAACAGATGCAACAGATGCAACAACCTATGATGGGTAATTCACAAGGGATGGACCCTTCGATGATTACAGGAGGTAGTGCTGCTGTTGGAATGAACAATCAAATGGTGCAACAGCAAATGGCAATGAATAACCAATCAGGATATCCTATTCCACCTGCGGGATATGATAACATGAATAATCCATATTGGATAGACCCTCAAACGGGTCAAATGTCTTACACGCCACCTGCAAGTGGTCTTGGACTGGCGAACGCTGTTAGTAAAGGAATCGCTTGGGCTAAATGGCTTGCATAAGGTGGGGTTTGATGGATGGTAATTTCTAAGGCTCCTAACCGCACTGACCCAAGAATGAAAATTCCGGGTGAGTTGATAGACTTAGAGATGACTAATCTTGTCTTTGAGAAACTCAATGCTTCTGATGATTTTGAAAAGTTTATGGAAAATCAAGCATATGCCATGTTAGCAGCATATGCGTTCAAAGACTTAGCAAAATCAAGAACTAGTAAAATGAAGACAGTCAATAGTAATGTACCAATTTTAATAGATTTAGATGAAAGTGATTTCAGAGAATACAAATATTCTAGTAAAGAACTGAGATTTACAGAAAAGAAATTGAACAAAGCGTTGAAACTTTTCACCAAAAAACTTGATGACACGAATTTGGTTTCAGTATTGAGTCTTCTACAACAAGATTTGTTTGGGTATCTTCCCAAAGAATTTGATAAATTGAAAATAAGTAAGTCAGGCTTTGAAAATATGAAAAGTGATAATGACAACTTTCTAATGGGAGATTTAGAAAGTGATAACAAGATACAGAAAGTAATTGGATATAAGTTCGGTGTAGGACTAAAAACAGATGTACCTAAAGGTAAGACTCAAAAAGAAACAAAGGAAACTGAGACAAAATATAGGAACAAAAATCTATTGGATAAATTCGATAAAGGAACACCAGTTATTGATTTAGATAGAAGTAGTAAACTTTTCGAATCATTTTTAGAAAATATCACAGTAGATAAGAAAGAAATTCAAATTAATACTGAAGCATATATGAAACATGTTATGGGTTTGTATGGGTATTATGATACGAAAACAGATGAATGGCAAGTTGATATTTCAGAAGCAAAAACCAGTAAACATTCGGTGTCTTCAGAAGAAGGAGAGAAACTTGAATTAAAAATAGAGGGATTGATAAATTCAGACGAATCATCTGACATCAATACAGAAATAAATCAAAAAGAGAGTGCTAAAAAATACATTAGAAAACTCAAAAGATTAGGATGGTTCGATGCAGATAAAGCAAAAGAAATGCTTGATAGGGTTAACAGTAGGTTTGAAGAAGCAACATCCCAACATAGAGAATCTGCACAAATTCAAGAATTTAATGTTGGAGAACAACAAGACGAAGAAGAAGAACGTGATGAAGTAACAGTTGTAGAACCTGAAATAGAAGAAAAAATGTTGAAGGCTATTAATATCATACGAAAGGCATATGGGCAATCTAGAGATATTAAACGAGTAGATGAGAATAGTATAGAGTATGTCACACTATTAGGTAAGATAGAAATTATCGATGGGAAGGAAACAGGTAAACTGTTGGAAACTTGGGGAGAAGGACTCTCTGATTGGGAAGGAATTACTTTCAAATTTAAAAATTACAAGGGTGAAGAAGTGAAATACAGTTCACCAAGAGAACTTTGGAATAATCGGCTACATTCTCTTCAGAAAGATGACATCAAAAGGGCATTGTTATCCGATTCAGATAATGGATTGAAGCGTAATATTTTAGCCTCAATTACCCCATCAAATGGAAAAATAGAAATTGGGATGACCACAATCAAATATATCATGCCAAATTGGAAAGATGATGATTCAGGATATGATAAATTTTTATTGAATTTACGAAAACATCTCACTATAAGTGAAGATTATGATGAGGTATATTTGCCTGAATTGCTCAAAGTGGGGTATATACTTGTGCGGTATCATGCATTAAAGACTCAAATGAAATTAGATGTAGAAGGTCTATTGAATGCATATGGGAGTGATGATTCTACTTTCCGTAATGATATTGTCAAAATAATGTCTGCGATATTAGAGGATAAGCAGACACTTGAAAGGGGAGAATCTTTCAGCGAAGATGAAACTCAAACAGATGAAGAAGGTAGACCACAATTCTATGAAACAGATGAAGAAGGTAAGCCTGATGAAACTAAACCAATAGAACATCAATTTGGGGAATCTAAGGATACTCCACAATCAGTGGAAAGTTGGTTCAATAGAATCAAAAAACCTAGACCTTCAAAGGCTAGAGGCAGACAACTCACTAAACCTGTTGAAACAGATGAACCCAGTTTCCAAAGAGTACCAACTTTGACTCAAGACTGGAATAAGTTTACTCAAAAGTATGGAACTTCTCTCGATGAAATAGGAGAACTCCATGATGATTTAACCAAACTTTGGAAAGCGATAGACGAAGGTTGGAAAGTAGGGGAAGTAGAAATTGGTGAGACAGGAACAAAAGTCAATTTAGGAAACGCAAAATTATTCTACAATCCGAAAGGAAAATTACCTATGACATTTAAAATTCATGAACTCTATGATGATATGTCTAAGCATAAAGTGACATTCGATAGATTAGTGGGGTGGGTAGGGAAAAGAGATGATGCCATTCTAATTCATCTATTAGAAGAAGATGAACTTAACGAAGCATTGTACAAATATGCTGGCATAGACGAAGAAGACATTTCAATTGACCAACCCGAAATGAATTTAATGTGGCTTGGGCAACACAAGGATAAACAATCTGATAAGTTATCACCAAGAAAGGCCTTAAACACAAAGCATACTGTATTCTCATCAAAGAAGGGTTGGCGAAGCAAGAGTAGTATGCACGATAAAGAGAAAGCAGAGGAAGTAACAGCATTGAAAAGAATACAATACAACTATGCACAAATGAAACAAGGACTAGGTGCTTAACATGGGTAAACTATCTTCACCTAGCGATTTCACTACTATAGACCCAAATTATACTACAGGTAAGGGTTATTACACTACACATACAGAAGTATCCAATCTTCTCCAAATAGAATCTTTCACGGCATTTACCACACCAACCATAGCAGAAGTGGGTGCTTTGATTAAGCGAGTAGAAGAAAGAATAGACGATATCACAAAACATTCGTATCGTCCCATAGTTTACAAAGATGAATATTCTTCATTTTCGAATTTTAGACATAGCAATTATCCAGTATGGAATTGGCAAAATTACATTGGTTTTGTACAATTAGAATATCCGAAAGTTCGAAAATTATTGAGATTAGAAGTTTGGCAAGGTGACAATTGGCTAGATATAGCATCAGCCACGGCTAAAGTGAAAGTACCTGCCACTACTACTACTTCTGATTGGCAAATTGTGTTGACTGTTGGAAGTCATACGTTTGCAGTCGCAGAAAATTCACATTTCTACGATACATACGGACCTAAAACTACGGCCAGTCAAATAGCAGATGCAATCAATGAAGTATTTCCTGCACAAACTGCTGGATTTACTGGTGAAACGGTTGCTAAATCTGTCACTGCTAATGGTAATGCTAGTGTCAATATTTCAGATTTCTTTTATGCTACCACAGATACTGAAGCAAGTGATACTGTAGTTATCTCTTCAAAACTTATGGGAGATGACGGTTCTAATTGTGGAATAACTTCTACTTTTGGAAATGTGACTGCATTCACTGATAATGAAACTCAATCAAGATTAGAAGATTTTTGGACAATAAATTCTGAAGGTAAAATTTTCTTCTTGAAAGAATATCCATTTACAATGAAGCATTCGATACGAGTCACTTATGTTGCCGGAGATTATAGAGTGCCGGGAACCATACACGAAGCCGCGACAAAATTAGTAGCAGCAGAAGTCATTAGACATGATGACAATTCTATCCTTATTGCTGACACTGGCTCAAACATAGATTTGAAAACTAAACACGATATCTTAATTGAAGAAGCACATAAGATTCTTGAGGGTAAGAAGAACCTCATACACTTCATTTCGTGATACTATGGCTAATCCTACTAAGATACAAAATAATATTCTTCGAGCCTTAAAGATTGGAAGGGATGCGGCAGAAAGAGAATTAGAACGCAATGAAATGCTTAAGGAAATAGGGTTTGGGCAATTTGCATTATCAAAAGATGTTGCTACCGTAGAGGCACTTAAAGCGGCTGATGTGGCATTTGCGAAACAAATGAGTGAGGCGATTACTCGTGGATGAAGTCACATTCATACTTAGACTACTAACTGATAATTGGTCTACCGCCGCTACAACATTAGTGAGTGCTGGCTCAATAACATCAGGTCATGCGGAAACTCCAAAATTTATTGATATCCGTTCTGTCAAACCCAATGAAGGAAGACGGGTAGATGCAGATAGCAAAGCCATTATGATTGTGTATGAAGATAGCAATAGTTCAGAATATCCTACGATTGACCATGCAGTTAGAAATGAGACATATAATTTTACATTACATCTACGAGTATTGCATAGGAGAGATTTTGCTGATGGTTATCCCATTAGCGAAACACCTACAGCCGAAAATACTGAAACAGGGTTAACTTATTCACGAGATAGACTACAAGCACTATTTCGAATTACACGTTATATCTTAGAAAATAACTCATTGAAACCAACAGTCTATGTAGATGGCAATTCTTCGAACGCAGTAGAGGAAAGCGCAGAAATCATTAAATTGCAAAGTAGGTCAGAGGCAAATGACAGAGGTAAAAGGTTATTGGGCTACAAGTTAGCGGTTGAGATGAAGAGGTTCGCTCGGACAGTGTAGGTGATTAAATTTGGTAAGCAATGAAGTGTTTGTTGGCGCGGGGGCAATGGCAACATTGGTTCCTGAGTGTGATATCTTTTTGGATGAATGTGCAGTTAGTGGGGCAGTTGCAACATTGGCAGGGACAGTAGATGATGACTTCCTTTTGATTCCGGGTCTATACAAAGGATGTGTGGCTAAAATCGAAACGAATAACAATACTACACCTGAGCAATATCTAGTTATCAAAGATAATTCAAGTCTAACTATTACTTTCAATGAGAACATATCTCAAACTCCTACAGGTGCAGTAGATGTGCATATCTTGGCATATGGTTCACCTGTGCCGGGACCAATTCTATCATCAGACAAAACTTCTCTTCTAGGAGATAACTGGCTTGGATTAGTAAACACATTTAATCCGCCCAATGTTGAAGTAGAAGTGAAACAGTTGAATCTCGCAGTAAGTGGCACAAGGAATCTCACATATCAATTCAAAGGTAATGAAACCGTTAGTGGAGGTTCAATGGATATTTCTATGAATAACGGTTCATGGTTATACTACACTCTAGGTAAGATGACTATCGATGATAATGATGGAGCAGGAGGGGTTACCACAACCATCCAATCAACAACAGCATTAGCAAATGATTCTGTGAATGATTATTTCCTTGATGAGAGCGCAGAAACCATCGTTCGTGGTATTAGTGGATGTCTATACCCACCCATACATGTTTCTAATGTACCAAGATATAGGCATGACGATGCAAGTATGAATGCTGATATATTCAAGTGGACTGGCAATCCAATAGCATATACATTCACAGAAGTCAATGGTGACATTCTTCCTTCTTTCTCTTTAGAAGTAGTGTATGGGAAGGATGGGCGAACCGCAACTACCATTCTTGATACGAATAACCCTAATGAGAACATGCTATCACGAGTGTTCACTGGTTGTCAAGTGAATAACCTAACACTGAATTTTGAGGAAGCACAAGAAGTCAAGTGTAGTATTGATTATGTCACCCGTCGAGCATTTGATATTCCCAATACTGACATACATTCAGATTTCAATGGGCATATTCCAAATGGTGGTAAGATAACTGTTGGCGATTTACAGAATTATAGTACCGATGCTAACAATCAACCCTTTATGTTCTCAGAAGGAGCAATCAAGGTATTTGGTCAAACGTATGCACGAATCAAATCTGGTTCAATAGCAATAGCAAATAATTTACAGCCTCAAAGGTTCGTTGGTAATTATAGTAGGGAAGTGACTTCTGCGCATCTTCCGGCACAGCGCACATATGAGTTGTCTTTCACTATGCTCATTACTGACACAAAACTATGGGATGAACTGAGAAGTGAAACAGAACATACTACTGGTGTTATTGATTTCTCATTCGCTAAAAGCAATGGAGACAAGTTCCAACTCACGTTTTCTAACTACTTAGTCAATGGCGTATCAATTCCTTTCCCTGAAGACAAGGGACCAGTAGAGGTAGAGTTGACTGTATCGGCAAGGACATTGGATGCAGCCACCTATCAAGGCACTTGGGGCATAGTCTCCATTGGAGGTGTTGCTACACAAAATTAAGCAACATAATTTCAAATTCCACCAAACACTGTTTGTTTGTTTGGTAAGTTAGTAATAGGTGGATTGAATAAAATGACAGTATTAGTAAGCGACAAGAATATGCTGTTCGCAAGAACAGAAACAGAATGCCATGAACTGAAAGTAAGCCCGGATTCATCCGAAGTGATGAAAATATGGATTAGGGAACCTACTTGGCTACAAGTAGAACAAGCCTTATCTTCGGTCATGGATATGAAAGAAAACAGTATGAACTTAGACCTGAATAAGATGTATCGATTCATGGCAGAACAGTTCATTGAGAAAACTGAGCCTCAATTATCTACTGTAGAAATTTTGAGATTGAGTCCATACATTGGAAACCAATTGAAAGACGTTCTACCGAATCCTTTCGCTGATATAATGGAGGCTGATACGGGAAAAGAAGATTAGTTAGGAAAGCAATAGAAGGAAGAAAAAGCGACCCTAAGATAGTCGCTCAAATCCTTCTATACACTTACTGCAAAATCTTCGCAATCAATCCACTTGACGCACAACACACGCCAATGTCTACGATGTTGGATATGCTGATGATTCATGGGGAAGTGGAAGCACTCAAAGGCAGGGAAATAGAAAAGGCAAGTAGGAGTAGTTAGAATGGCAGATGTTGCTTCTTCCACTTCTGCACTTACAGATGCTATTTCCCTACTCAATGCAGAAACAGATAGTCTCGTTGTTAAGTTTGGTCAGATATCTAATGAGAGCAAACTTTGGAATATTGCTTCAAGGATACTTTCAGGTTCCGGTCTTTGGAAGTTACAAAACCGCATTCGTGCTGTGGGTAACGTTATCAATGTGTTCAATGAAGCCAACAATAAAATGTTGAAATCTCAATTGGAGCAAACAGAGGCTGCTCAAAAAATGGGCAAAACAATGACAGGATTGAAATATGATTTGGAGAACGTAACAAAATCTGAGTATTATCAAGCCGTGATGAAAGGTAAAATTGCTCAAGGTTATAGTGACATTGCGGCTGCTAAAGAAGCAGAACAAGAAATAACTGAACAATATTCCAAAACAATCACTGCTCTAGAAGAGAAAATGGGTGGTGGGGGCAAAGCAGGAGTAATGGAATTCCTCAAAGGCGACAAAGGAATGGTTCAAGAATTGGAAAAGGACAAAGAAACAGGCGAATATAAAAATAAGATGGTAGAAGCAAAAGGGCCATTTGGATTTACTAGAAATAAATTTACAAGAATGTTTCAAAAGTTAAAAATGGCTAGAGATATTCACAAGCAAACTACTTGGGCAGCGAAAGGAAAAAAGGTTAGAGAATGGATGGGAAAGAAGTTAACTAAATTGGGTAGATTAATCGATGTGGGACTATCTTTTTTCCTCAAAGTAATGTTGTTCATCATGGGTGCAACTTTGGTAATGATGATATTACGAAAGATGTGGCCTAGATTCAAGAAGTTCTTAGACGGTATGGGAGGAATAGGCAACGAAATGCGGATTATCAAAGAACGCCTATCGGAGATGTTAGATGGAATATGGACGATACTCAAAGGAATTTTTGAAGGTGACTTTGGAAAAGTATGGGAGGGGATGAGGACAGTATTCCTTTCGGTGTTTGTCATTCTAGTAGCGGCAGTGGTGGCATTAGGCAAGATTGTGGTTGCTGCTTTGAGAGCATTAGGCGCATCAATAATTGCTGGAATCAAGGCAAAGTTGCCTAAATTCTTAGGAGGAGGGGCAAGAGGATTGCTTGCAGGTTCTGATGGAATAGCCCTAGTAGGAGAAGAAGGACCGGAATTAGTATCATTACCAGCAGGTGCAAGAGTTCACTCCAATGCGACAAGTAGGGGAATGGGTGGGAATACTATACACGTTCATGTTAATGGGCGCGTAGGTGCATCTGATATGGAGATACGCGATATCGCACAGAAGGTTGCGAGAGAGATAGGAATACGCATGAATAGAACCACAAGTGCTACAGGAGGATTTTGATGGCGGGCGAATCTTTCACAAATTTCAAAGTGTTCTTAGAACTGCAAAGGCGAAATGATGGGTTCAATACTGGTCAACAGAATCGCATTCCACTTTTTGTAAATTCAATAAATATTCAAACGAATAAGAGTGTGATGAATGTACCAATTCCATTCTCAGGGGCAATTAGAGGAGAGGCTACCAATCTAGCATTAGACATAGGTATGGCACAAAAGACAATTAGTTTGGAAGGTGTATTACTAGGCCAAACCATTATCAAAAACAAGGGGGGAGCAGAAGACCCTTCTACAGTGGCGATGACATCATTTGAATTAGCACAACTCCTACATTCCTATGTAGATTCAAGCGCACTTCAAGATGACCAATCCTTGAATAAATTAGTCATTCTCATTCCTAGTCGAGTAAACAAGAACTTTGATTATCACGATAATACTCATGACCCAAACCATGCTAGTGCTGTGGATATCTCAGAATTAATTACCATTCCCTTTTCATGGAAGAATAGAGGGTATGATAATTCATTTACAAAATTTCAGGGTACTGATGGTAATGCTAGTTATTTTGAATCAACAACTGCTAGTGATGAAAATGCTATGGGAGTGACTGGATTTATTCGGTCCTTCGGTACTGCTCTGACAGGTACGGAATTTCCTGTAGTCACTTTCAATATGGAATTCGAAGAAGCATTGGTACTGGCTGATAACTTCTTGGATGGGTGAACATGGTCAATGCATATATTGAGAATTCATACAAGTTAGTTTTCCCATTGATGTGTAATGGCTATCTCAATCTCGATTATAATATGGCAATAACGCAGGGTGCTACTGCTGTTGAGTCATCAGGAGTTCTTGTTAACGCGACGTATACTTCAAACGCAAGCACCACTATTGCAGTAGATACAGTAGATGCTACTACTAAATTTGAGGTTGGGGATACTGTTTTCGATGCTACAGGCACAGGTGAAGTAGGAATTGTCAGTGCAATTACAGCCACTCAAATTACTCTTGAAGCAATTAATGCTGTAGCGTTGGCTAATAATGAAAATCTGAAAAAGCATGTGACTACTAGTGGGGTTACTAGAAACAGAGGCATTTGGGCGCATGATGATTCATTTACATTAGAAGCAATTATTACGCCTTATGATGTAAATGGAATAGGTAGCAGAACTGCCGGAAGACATGGAATTTTGACTTCAGCAAAGACTCCTCCCTATCCTAGTGATGACTATTCTAATCCAGTAAGGGCTACATACGAAAGTGTAAATTATCTTGGAACATCTAATTATCTTACGCAAAAGATGATGTTGTTTCATAATACAAATCTTAAATTATATTTAGAAAATACAACAAGTGCTACAGGTAGTTCTTACAATCAACCAGCAGAATACAAGATAGTTGCCAAACTTACAGAAGATGGTACTACTGAGACAATTGAAACCGCACTACCAGTAATCACTGCTGAAAATACGTTATTTGGATATTATGATGATTCAGGCTATTATTCGAATAATGCTACTTCACATCAACTAATATCTGCTTCTGCTTCTAATGCTTATCCCGCATCAGATATTACAATATCTTCTACTTCTCTCCCTACTAATACTCCTGCAACAGCAGCCACAGGTACTGTATCAATTACAGGTGATGGTGATGTTACTAATTATGCTTCAGCCCTTTCTGCCACTGCCACGATAGATATTGGTGGTAGTGGTTCAGATTATACTGTTCCAGCAGATACAGGACAAAGTGCAGGTACTGGAAATATTGTGATAAAATCAGTTCCTTCTCAAGTAGATGTTGCTGATAAAGATACAGATTTCATTAGTTTAGACAATAATACTACGACTTATTATTTGTACCCTAGAAGTAGTGGGGGCAATAATGCTAATGGTGGCATTTTAGCCGGACAATTAGGGTGGAATGCGAATTCGTATATGTTTCTCATTGATGGGACTGTAAATGGGACTGCTGGTAATTTGATTGCTTCTATTAATGCCATTAATGGGTTAAGTGCTGGCATAATAGCATCTCAACCTTTAACTAATGATACAGTTGATTTGTTGACACAACAAGCAACAGCAATATGGAATGGAGGTATAACTCTAGGTAGTGGTTATGATGGGAATGATTTCGCTATCACAGATATAACTGGTGGGGATGCAGGTACAGAAGTCAATTCCTATATCACGATAACAAATACTGCTGGTACTGCTAAAAATTACAAAGCCACTGATTTTAATGGTACTGCTACTGGAAGCACAGGGACAACTAACAATGGTTCAGTCAATGTAGTATTCTACAAAAATGGAAGTAGTCTAAATGGTACTGCTAATACTTTGAAAGCAGCAATAGAACATTCCAATGGACATAATGGAACAATTACTGTTTCTACTACAAATAATCCATTGACTTTAACACAGGCAACTACTGGAACCGCAGGAAACAACACTATTTCTTTAACTGGTTTAGGTAGTAGTGATGTAGTTGTCACTGGATTTGCAAATGGAACAAATGTAGTCAATGGGTCAAGCACACCATATATTGAGTTAATAGATGCGGCTGGAAGTGCAGTTACTAGAAGATATGTCCCTGTAGCAAATGGAGATGTTATTGCTACTGGTAGTAACAACAATGGTTCAATAGGGTCTGTTTCGGGTGGCATAGCCTTTCAAGAAGGGGCTAGTGCTACAGCGACAGCCACTAATTTAAAATCGGCTATAGAACATACCAATGGACATGATGGAAGTATTACAGTAAGTAGGTCTTCAGGAGTATTGACACTAACTCAAGGAACTACAGGAACTGCTGGAAATACTACCATTACACTTAGTAATACTTCTAAGACTACTAGAAGTTCTTTTACTGGTGGAGCAAATATTACTTCTCCAAACGCATACATCTCTATCACAGACGCAGCCGGAGAGAATAGGAAATATCACGCTTCAACAACAGAAGCCACAGGTTATGATGATGACACATACATCTATTTTCGGAATGGGGGAGACACAGATGCAAGTGCTGCTAATCTCAAGACTGCCATAGAGCATGAAGATGGACATGATGGAAGTCTAACAGTATCTAGGGCTGACAATATGTTAACTGTGAACACTACTACTAATGGTGGTCAGGAGGCTTCTGCTCTCAATAACATTTCATCAGGTGTGACATTAGGCAGTTGGTCTACTCAAACTAATCAGATTAGTGTAGGAGCAAATGAAGCATCAGAAATTGGCACTGGAAATAAGATATACGATTCAAGCACGACATTGATTGGAACAGTTTCCAGTTCTAGTAATAGTGTTATCACATTAGCAGAAAATCCTGCTACTACAGTAACTTCTACAATTTATACTGACCAATTGAAAGAAGCATTGTATCTTGAACAAACTTACAAGATAGCATTAGTATTCCTCAAAGGTGGTAGTGTAGAATTATGGTTGAATAATGCACTATTGAAAAAGCAAAGCCATTCACTTAATTCACTCACATTACATCCAAGTGATTGTAAGATTGGTAGGGGAGCCTCAAATGCAGAACAATTCTTTGGAGAACTTTATGAGATTTCTATGCATAAAGGAAAACAACCATGTGCAACTACCCATACATTGACTCCTAGTTATTCTAACATTCTATTTTACTATACATTTGGGGATACTTAATTATGGGTCATGGTTCTATAGGTAAGGCAATTTTTCCGCTAAATGCAGGATATAATGAAAGTCACATCATAGATTCAACTTTAGCAGGTCCGGTTGTGAATACGGATTTTGACTATGATAGCCATGCTGATAGAAAGACAGAAGCATATATGAGTACATCAGTAAATCCCATTTTTGTCCAAAATCAATTACTGTATGAGAATAGCATAGATACTAATTCTACACAAGCAATACAAAACTCTGCTAATTTCTTAGAGATAAGAAAGACCTCTTATAATGCTTCCATTGTAAATGAATTAGCCGATGAAATAGGTAATCGTATATATCCAGCAAATACGACCCTTACTGATTATGCACTAAATCGAGATGAAACACATTCCTTCAAAATCAAGGTATATGATTCAGCAATATCTAATGCAGAAACCAATCGTAAATTTGTCTATGCTACAAGCAGTGGAACTGATTATCCTTCCACTAACGAAGTAGGGTTAGATATAAAAAATTATGATTACTTCATATTATTGAATCCACAGATATTTGAAATGGGAACAGATACTCTAAGGCCACATTTTGCCAAAATTACTCGTATAGTAGCGTTTGATGAATTTGGTGATGGGATAGAATTTAGTCCAGCATATCCCACAACAATAGGTAAGAATACTAAATTTGAGATATACAAGGGACCGGAAAAAACTGCTACTGATGTAGTGGCAGTTAGTTATGGGCTTAGAGGAGATACTAGTGCATCTACTCCTAAACACGATAGGGTGAATATTTGCAGTTTGCCTACTTGGTATTTCTACAATGATAGACTAGATGAAAAGAATCAACTAGATTACATGACAAAATATAATCTTACACATCTACGTTGGTGGGATTATTCTACTGATATATCAATGGCTGAAGTAGATGAACATACACGATTTGAAAGTGGTAGTGATAGTGCAAGATTTACTACTAGCAATTCTACTAATACTGATAAACTTTCTTTAGGTATGTCATTATTCTCTTCGGGTAATGTTTTCTTAGGCAACATAAAAAACATTGATAGTAATTATGTTCAATTAGATTATGCTAGAGTAACAATAGACGAAGTTCCTGCTAATATAGGGCCATTCAATGTAAAAATAGGAAAAACAATACACAATGTTGTTTTTAGAACAGAGGCAAAATTTAACAATACTATTCCCAATATCGGTAGAGAACAATTAGATGCAATCTTAGTTGATACTGTTTTGACTTCAGATACATCTGCTTCTACTAATTTCTACAAATGGGATACTGCTTTTCCAAATATGCATAGACACACTGCCAATCTTCGGACTGCTACACTAAACACCAAAGATGGTGATTTGACTGGGCCAGTTAAATATATCACATTTGAGAAAGCCAATTTCAAAAATAACAAAATCGCAATGGTACAAGATTCAATCTTGAATAATCCACGAAACAAAATGAGTCAACTAGCACAAATCGATACCTTAGATAATCAAGGATTACAACATCTCAAAATACAAGAAGAAGACACGTTAGTAATACAAAAAAATATCTTTAATAGTTCATTATCAAAAATTGCATTTGCTCATGGAACGGTATCTAGACATGCCTCTGAAACCAATAAATTCGAATTGAAAGATATCAAACAAGAAACAGATTTGAGACATATTCTTTCTACAGACGATATGGTAGAAATTGATGGATATTACTATGCTGTCAATGTTGTGTCTGCACAATCAGATGGCATACAAGCATTTACGATAAAGGACAAAAAACTAATTGCAGCCACAACATGGACTGGTAGTGCTGTAGCAGAAAATATATCAAACAAAACACTCTATCTAATGCCATACAATTCTCCAAGCACTAAGGGTATTATTAATTGTTCAATGAAACCGGACACTGAGATAGAGTATGCTTCAGATAGATTATCAATGAGTGGTATTACTGTTGATAAACTCAACACTAAACTCTACAATGCTAGAATGGTAGTAGGACAATACAGTGGGCATGATAACAAAATCGATATGGGAGATAGAGATAACAAATTCTTAAGATTACAAGACCCAAATAGAGTAATGTATCAACGTAGCAATGAAGCAACAGGTAGATTCTATTATTATCAAGGCGCATATGCTATCAGTGATACTGTATTCACAGGTATTGTAGAAGACATTAGCAGTAAGGCCGAACAAGGAATGACTATATTCTCGCTTACAGGTAGAGATGATACTTCGAAATTACTTTCCAAGACAATCACAAGAAATACAACTCATAGTTCAGACATTTTACATTCTTCTACACCAATACCAAGTCTTACTGCAACCACAGTCCCTACTATAACCAACGTTAGTATCTCAGGACAAACAGTTTCTTGGTCTGGTGTAGACGAATTTGCTCCACATAGACATGCTATACTGTTTAATCAAGTTGGAGAATTAGTTGGAGAAGTGAAAGAACTAGCGTCATCTACAAGTTTGACACTTTATCATAATGCTTGTCCAACTCCTACAGCCACGACTTCATTGAAGTATTATCATCCATACAATTCTAGTTATGTTAATTTCATTAGTGGTACTAAGGCTCTTGCTAGTAATGATTTACATGCAGGGAGTTCGACAAATGGATTTGTATCTATTAGTGAAAAGGGATTTGGTTTTAATGATGGATTAAAATTAGGTGGGACTTTCAATACTACTACTGCTACTTTTACCACTTCTTTATTGCAAGGAACATCTAATACAGGCAATTATCTAGAAGATAGAACATTAGGATATGATATTTCTAGTCCTCAATCTGTATCTACGAATGATTCTACATTTGCTTTTAACATTGGAGATGAAAATGGAGTCACTATCACTAAGAACTCAGTTGCTACTGTAAATAAGGAATCTTTGGATGTAGTGAAAATAACTGAAAAAGCAGAAGGGACTACAACATTACAAGTTGCTCCAGTATTTCCAATAGTATTAGGTAGAATTGATACTAATAGTTCTGATACTAGAGGAAATTGCAATTTTTATTTGGTTAACAGTAATATCGATACTGGTGGTTTCTTACATCGTTTACAAGATACTTTTGTGACGGGAGGAATATATGCTCCCAAAGAAACTATCCGTTATTGGGATTTACAATCTTTTTCTGGTGGAACAATAGAAAGAAATCACGATAGCATTTATCGTGTCGGTAAAAGAAGACAGATGCTTCAGGGTTATGCTGTTGGTTATGGTGTAAAGGCAAGCGGTACTGTTTTTACTCCATCCCCAACGAATGATAGTAAACCACTAGCAGGAAGCAATACGCTAGATGGTTGGACATATCTAAGTAATTTCTATCAACCCTCAAGTGGTACGGCTTTCATTAAATCATACCCAACTGGTGATTACTTAGGAACAGCCAATGATAGATATACGCCGGGAGGAACTGTCGAATGTGACCTTCAATATTCAACCTTTGAACAAATAGACCCTAGAGCAGAAACGTATGAATTATTGGCTACTGGTGATTTATTCCCTGATTCTAAACTTAAGGCTAACCATTTAGGATATCATGCTTCTCTTTCTTATGCTGATTTTGGTATTATGCTTCAATCAGAAAGTGAAACAATTAATACAACTACACACGCAAAATACAATGGACAAACAAAGCAAACTTATCTTACTGATGATATGTATGAAGAATCTACTATTTCTTCTGCTTCACAAGATACGAGTGCATCAAGAAGATTTGGAGTAATGCGATTAGTAGAAGCAACTTTTGATTGGCATTTCAATCCTGTAGATTATGAATCCTTACCGCCAGCAGACGAAATACCCACAGTGAAATATTTTGATTATGTCATGTTAGATGCCACTCCAACATTAGAAACTTCTACTGACACAATCACTGTTGAACAAGGTTCAGTTGTGTCTGAAAGTGGATTGACAGAAGTTGTAGGGGATGTATACTACACAACGGATTACATAGGAAGTAATCCTAGTGGGGCATATAGAAACAACAGTTCTGCTGTTGAAATCAATGGTTTTGTTGCACATTACATGAACAACGATTGGACTACACTTAATTCTGCTTGGGGTGGAACCGATAGAGGTGGAGGTAATTCTCTAATGGATGATGGTGTGCTTGGCGATTCTACACATGATAATCTACTCAAATTTACTGGAAATTCGGACATCTTAGGAGTACAGCCATTTAGAATCTTCAGGACAGGAGATTACAATATCGATAATCTAGATTCTACTTTGGGTGGAGGCAACCTGAAAGCAGAGCGTTTCAATGGAGCAAAAAACATTAGATTTTCTCATGTTTGGTTATGTTCCCCTACAATAGAAGGCAAGAATTTCAAATGGTCTTGGGCTTTGCGAGATGATGATGCTATAGGAGATATTTTCTATCCACATAACATCATTTTGCCACTCATCACAGAAGAAATCAAAGGCACTTGGTCAAATGGTGCATACACCAAAGAACCAGATTTTGAAGATAGAAAAACTTCGCCCTTCCATTATCTCGGAGGTGGGACTCATATTCACATGTCTAGAGTTATGGCAGGATTGTATCATAAAGAATTTAGTAATTCTTCAGATTTAGTGAAATTATTCAAATTCGGTACAGGAATAACATCTGCTTCATCCGGTACAGTAGCCCATATCTATGATAATTGTATTGGAATTTTCAGAGGATTCAAACAAGGAATCACAAATCCACGTTCGGGTATGGGATTAGATTTGTTAACAACTGACATAGTTCTAAGTACGCCGCTTTCATTAGATACAGATACGAACTATGAAAATTACATTACCAATTATGCAGATGGCGGTGTAAATGAAGCAGTAGACCAACACAGTAGAAATTTAATGATACAAGATTACAACATGGATGATGCTTCTACTACACTTGCTACAGCATATACTGATGGTGGCACAACTCTCTATCTAGAAGATGTAAGTTCATTTGGTGAAACTGGTAGTGGTTTCATCAATGGTGTACCGTTTACTTGGACAGGTAAGAATCAGAATCCCACCCCACCATATCTTACTGTACCAGATTTAAATGCTAATTATGCTGTAGGTGTGGTCGTTGCAAATAATACCACTAGTTTAGCAATGGTAGGTACGAGAAGCGAATCTGCTTTTCTCGGAGATTTACCTGCATTGGTCGACAGTAATGTATATTCATATGATGGGCATTTGGGTTCAAGATATTACACTCCTGTTAATGCTCAACATCTATCATCAATAATCGCCCATGATTATTCTAGTGATGGTGATTCTACTGGAAATTCAAGAGGTTCAGTATTTTCTGCACAAATGCTTGTTAAACCTACTTTTGATATCACAGATGGTTCTAATGGTGTCGACTTGCAAACTGCAAATACTGAAGTAGAATTCACTTTAGGTTCTAATAGTAAACATGCATGGTTAAGTTATCTGCCTGACTTAACAGGATATTATCTTGTATCTGAGAATATTGGTGCTTATGGTTCTACAACTTTGCGCAATGTCAAAACTGCTGATATCGTAAGATGGGTAGGAAGAATCACTGCACATTCGATTACCACAGACCCAACAACAAGTAATACAGAAAAACAGAAAATAACACTTGACCAAGCATTTGTCACTGGTACATATGGCACGAAATATAGATTAATGCGACCTTCAGAAGTCACTTTTGATGAATTAGAAGATAAAATCCAATTTAATACAATTCTATCAGATGGCAAGGGCAGAGATTGGAGAACAGGTGGTGAAGGAGTTGCTACTGTAAATGCTAATGGGACATACGCAGACAATCTTCATTATTCAGAAAGTGCATATTACATGTATCTGTTATTAGACATAGATAATTCTAATGCGTTCTTGGAAAGGCGTACTGCTGCTGCTGCTATTGCATCTTTTGCAAATGTAAGTACGGGAGATGTGTTAGATATGCATGTCACAGATGGAATAAATGAACAACGTAAGAAATTTACCATATCAAAAACTATCACTATTGGGGAAGAAGGAAGTGCCAATTTAATTACTCGCCCCGGATTAGAATTAGCCTTTGATGGAAAACTAACTGGAAATGGGGTAGTTTCCTTTGGGGAAATATTTGAAATTATATTGGGGCGTAGACCTAAATTGAAAAATATCAAAAAGTGTTTTGTTGGCACTACATTTTCTATAGGTTCTAATTTGGAAAAAGAAATAGAAAATATGGTCAAAGAAGCAGGGTTAGAATATAATAACGCTCGTAGTTTTTCTAACCCAACAGGTAACATTGTGAATAGCGGAACCACATCTGCTACCACAATTACTTGTACAGCAAATGTGACAGGAATTGAAGACGATGACATCATATATTCATATGATGGACATTTGATTGGTAAAGTAAGCGATGTGACAGCCGCAGTAATTACTTTTACGAAAAAATATTATGTCCCTGTGCAATATGATGAACTCATTAAAATCAATAAGAAAACATTTGTGACTAATCTAAAGTTTGATGATTCTAATATGTATAATGCGATTAATTCTTTAATAGTAAAGAAGGGACTTGATTATAGTATCAAAAATGGAACTTTTGTCACTAGAAACATAGAAGATACAAGCAATCTTAGAAAGTTCTCACTTAGTTATCAAGAATCAGGAAGATTAGTGTCAGTTAAAAGCAATAAATCGATGTTTGATAAAGCAAATAAGATAATTGTGATTGGTGATAAAATCAAATATGAATTAGAACAACCAACTAAAAAACAAACTCGTACTGCTAAAGTGATAGACCCATCAATAAAAACAGAAATAGATGCACAAACTAGAGCAATAGAATTATTAGACTTACATAGTGATGATGTAAGGAAGATTGAAATTTCACTACAGAAAGAAGGGTTAGAATTAATTGAAGCAGGAGATATTGTGAGATTGAATTTCCCTAATCACAATATCCCAGTCAATGACTATATCGTTTTTGAGATAGAAAATGTTCTTGCTGGAACTTTGAAGATGACTGTAGGTACATTTAACAAAACAATAGCAGAAAGATTGAGTGAATTAGGTACTCAACAATCAAGCAGTAGTACCACGCAATTTAAGAAAGATGCTTTGGAGATTTCTGCTGGTAAATTCCTATTTGATACGATTAATCTAAAACAAATAGGAGTATCATATGAAATTGTGGGACCATCAAATGCCCTTTCATATAATTCTAATATGGGTTTTGATGACATATTAGGTTTCACTGAAGAGATAGGATTTGAACATAGTACAGTTACTAAGAAGAGTTATGGAGGTAGGTTCTATGAACAGGAGGATTACATATGATAGTTAACGCAGGAAAAAAAGATATTGCCACTGCGCACATAGCGGCTACTTACACGAAGATTAAAATTGGAAATGGAGGTGATGACACGGCTGCTTCTCAAACAAAATTAGATGCTGAAATTCCCAATTTAACAAAAAACATCATTCCATCAGTAATGGGAAATCAATTAATTTGGTCGGCTTCATTTACAGGAACAGAAATAGGCACACAAGGAGTTTCAGAGTTAGGAATATTCAATGCTGCCGGAACGCTATTGAGCCGAGTCACTTTCACTAATACCGGAGTAGTACCATCGACAGACACAGTTACGTTCACGATTAGATTGGAGGTAGATTAATGCCACAGACAAATCCGGGCTTTTTGAGTACACTGTCTGCTTCTCCCACAACTAGAATAGTTGATGGTTCAGATAATATTCACAGTGGAATAATCAATGCACTCAATGTTGCATTAGGTGGGAATAGCGTAGTAAGTGGATTCAATATTACACAAGAGGGTGATGGAAATTTCACACAATATGATGTAGGTGAAGGTAAAATATTGAGAAATGGCTTACTTATTAGTGTGGATGCTAAGAATAATATCAATCCGGGTGTAGGGGAAAGAGGAGCAAATGATTGGTATGCTATTGTTGTCGTCTGTGATGGGACTGAAAGTAATGAAAGCGCAAATGAAATACAAATTCGTTTCGATGCTTCGTCTTCCTCTACGGCTAAAGTTTCTACTTTACTAGGTGGAGATATACCTGTAGCGATTATCAAATACCCTACTGGTAGTGACCATGATGCTACAAGTAGATTCGTCCAATATTTAGGATATGACCAATCTACGAAAGAACTCAGCATAATGAATGCTGGTACTGAGACTCTAAGAATCAACAAAGAAGGGACATTAACTAAAAATGGTTCAGGAACTATTACTCTACCTGCAAGTGGGACATTGGCTCTAGATAGTCAAATAGCATACACTTCTGCTATTTCACAAGGCAATGCTGGATTACTACCAAGTGGTGGTGCTGCTACTGCCAACATAGCAGATGACGCAGTAACATATGCAAAAATGCAAAATGTGTCTGCCAATAAAATACTTGGTAGAAATAGTGCAGGAGCAGGAGTTATTGAAGAAATTTCACCGGCAAATCTTGTGACCATGTTAGGGTTAGAAGCCGCAGCAACTGCTGACCAAAGTAATGCTGAAATAGAAACAGCATACAACGCACAAGTGGCTCAAGTATCTTCAGGAGAAAGAACCGCAGGAACTTCTACTACAATCAAAAGATATTCTCCTGCTGATATCAAGAGTATGATTGATACTCATGAAACTGATACTAATACAGACGTTGATGTTACTTTAACAAATCTCAAGACTAGACTTGCTTCTAACATGGGCGATAACTTTCAAATTGGGACAAATGCGGCCCATACTGCTACTTTCGCAGGAGGTATGATAGTTGGTGGAAACCTAACTGTAAATGGCACCACCACTACAATTTCAAGCAATACTCTAGCAGTAGGTGACAACATCATTGTGTTAAATAATGATGAAAGTGGCACACCTTCACAAAATGCAGGTGTAGAAATTGAAAGAGGCAGTTCTACAAATGTAGATTTTAGATGGAATGAATCATCTGATAGGTGGGAATTTACTAATGATGGAACTACAT